AGAGAAGTAATTCCAGCTAAAGAAGATGTTTTAGAAAGTAAAAAAGAATTAATTAAAGATGAATTAGGAGAAGCTATTTTAGCAACTTTTGAAATGTCAGGATTAAGAAATAAAAAGTAAATTAAAAAACTAAATTAAAAAAAAATGGCAAATTTTATTACAAAATCACTTAGTACTACTTATCAAGGTTCAGATGTACAAGGATTATTTTTTGAGCCTTCAGAAGGTTCTGATGATTTAAAAGGAATAAGAGTTATTCCAAATGTAAAGGTAAAAACTAATATGTATTTATCTTCTCCACTTACTAAAATAGTAAGAGCTTACTCTAGTTGTGGTTTTTCTGCTACTGGTGGAATAGTTAACGTTTCAGATAGAACTTTAGAAGTATCTAAATTGAAAGTAAACTTAGAGCAGTGTGGAGATACTTTCTACGGTACTGTATTTGAAGAAGCTTATGGTTCAGGAACTGCAATAGATGATTTATTACCTACTGTAGTTGGTGAGATTGCAAGAAAGTCTGTAGGTGAAGCTATTGCTGATGATAATGGACGTATTGCATGGTTCGCTGCTTCTACTGCTGCAAGTGCTGATTATGCACAGTTTGATGGATTCGTTCAAAACTTTGTAGCAGATTCTGCACAGTTAGGAAAGTACATTGAAATGAGCACTATTGCAAGTGTAGAAGATACTAATGGAGATTTAGTAGCTGATGGAGCTTATGAACTTTTAAAGTCAGTTTATGAAAACCAAACTAAAGTATTAAGACAAGTACCAAATAACAAGAAATCAATTAGAGTTACTTGTACTATTGAGGATAACTTAACTACTACTTATGAGCAGTTAGGTACTGGAAATAACTTAGGTTTATCTAGACTTATTGATGGTCAAGGAAATTCTCAATTAACTTTTAGAGGTATTCCAATAATTACTATTACAGGTTGGGACACTCAATTAGCAGATGCTACTAACCCTAATTCAGGTGGTTTAGGAATTGATATAGGGAAGAATATGTTAGTTTATACTGCAGATGAAAACCTAGTAATTGGTTCTGATGTTAATGATCCTGAAGCTCAATTGAAATTTAGATCAAATGATGATGATGATGAATTGTTAAAAATCATTGCTAAGTATAAAATGGGTGTTCAGTTTGTTTTCGGTGAATTAATCTCTTTCTACTGGTAGAATATAAAAGCCCTCACTAATATGTGAGGGTATTTTTTAACTTATAATAAATAAAAAAAATGGCAGAAATTACAACAGACGTTTTAATCAGTTGTTCTGATGAAAACAGAAGAGGAGGTATAAAAGCAGTTTATGTTATCAATAAAGATGATATAGTTTCTTTTACACCTAATGCAACAAATCAATCGTATACAGCAGTAACACTATCAACTACAAATGATGTGTTTTACGAAATTGAAGGAGAATTAGAAACTAAGGTTTATAGTTCAGAAGGTTCTAGAGAAAATGGTTCTATTTCTTATGAAACATCTTTAGAAGTTTTTACTCCTAAAATGGAAAAAGTAAAAGCTTTTGGAATCAATGAGTATGTTGAATCATGTGGATTAGTAATTATTTTTGAAACTTATAACAAGGCAACTAATGAAAACATTGCTTTTGTTTTAGGATATGATGAAATAATGGGTACAGATGCTTCAGTAAATGCAGTTACTAATGAAGTATTAGAAGGTGAGTTACAAGGGCAAAATGGTTATACTGTTACTTTTGCAGGTAAACAAGCTCAATTACTTAGAGAATTTGTAGGAAGTATTACTGTTAATGGTGGTACTACTAAGAGTTTTGGTGCATAATCAAAGCTTTAATTAATAATAATAAAAAAGGATGGTTTAAAAAGCTATCCTTTTTTTTTGTTATTTAGAATGATTATAAATAGTGATTTTTTTTTAGTATATTAGGCATATGAAAAAGTTTATAATAAAAGCTGAGTTTCTAGGTAAAAAAGTAATGGGTTCTGTAGGTGTTATATACTTAACAGAAAAAACTACGCAGAAAGATTTAAGTAAGCTATATAAAGCAGGTTTTGGTAATATTGTTGAAATAGTAGAAAAGGATGCAAAAAAAGAAGACTAAAAGAATTAATAATATAGTTAAAAAAAATAGTATTAAAGCCAGTACTGTAAAAGATCCTATAACTACTCCAATAATTAAAAAGGAGAAGAAAATAAACAAGGATATTGAGCAGAAATATGTACCATTTTTTCAAGATTCTAGTAATATTTACCCAAATGATTTAGCTAAACGTGCTAGAAGATCAAGTACACATAGTTCTATTATTAATCAAAAAATAACTTTTACTATCGGTAAAGGATTTTTATATTCTAAAGATGGTGAAGATGTAGATTTTAAAGATTTACCTTCAGACTTTCAAGATTGGTTAAATGAAGTTAATCCTGAAAATGATAATATAGATACTTTATTTAAGCAGTTAGTACAAAACTATGTTATAACTGGTCAATGTTACCCACACGTTAAAAAGTCAGGTGATTATACTGCTATATTTAGTGAAGATGCTACAACAGTTAGAAAAGGAAAAGATAAAAAACGAGCTTACATTTCTAATTTTTGGAGAGATATTCTACTTAATTACGCTCCAATTAGTGATTACCCAATAAATAGTAATCTTACATTTTGGAATGGTACACCAAAGAATGAATATTTAGTGCATATAATGCGTAAATATCCTGAATTTAGTTATTATGGTTTACCTGATTATGTTGGTGCTTTAGATTGGATTGATATTGAATATAGAGTATCTAAATACAACATAGATAAATTTGATAATGGTTTTTTTCCTAGTGTATTAATGCAGATGTTCGGTGAAGTTCCTGATGGAATGAATGCACAAGCATATGTACAGGAAATTAAAAAACGGTACACAGGAGAAGGAAATAATGATAAGTTTTTAGTTGAGCTTTTAGATAGTCCTGAACAAGCTGCAAAGGTAATAGAGTTTGAAAGAGAAAGAGATGGAGAGTTTGAAATGCTTAGTGAATTAGCAGTTAGAAATATTATAACAGCACATAGGATAACACCAGCTTTAGCAGGTTTAGAAACTTCAGGAAAGTTAGGAAGTAATGAGCAAATAAAACTAGAGTATGATAAGTTTATGAACTCAGTAATAATACCTGATTTTCAAGAACCAATATTAAGAGCATTAAACAACATTATAAAAAGAGAAACTAAGTTCGGTGATTATACTTTAAGTATTTTAAATGTTTCTCCAGTTGGTAATTCTGATAGGGTAGAACTTAATGCAGTAACTACAGTAAATGAAGGTCGATTTATGATAGGTTTACAACCATTTGAAGAAGGAGATACTAGAGGTGAATTATTTATTAATCAAAACGCTGTAGCAAATATTGAAACAGAAGAAACTAAAGAAGAAATAGAATAGTAATGGCTTTAAATACAGAAATAATAACAGATGTACAAGTAGCATCCTTAGCAGTTAATGATGTTGCTTTTGATGAGGCATACTTTACAAATTACATTTTAACTACTCAAAGAAAATATATTAAGCCTGTTTTAGGTGAAAAGTTCTTTAATGAGATTTTAACACAAATTCAAACATCAACTATAACAGCAGATAATGCAGTTTTATTAGATAGTTTTATTAATTCTATGTTAGCTCATTATGTGGTTTATGTTTGTTATTCTAAAGTTCATATACAAATAACTAATCAAGGTTCTATGCTTAATGATAGTGAGTTTGGAACACAAGCTAAAAGTGGAGATTATGCACAAAGTAGGGACTTTTACATATCACTTGCTGATGATATAAAGGTAACTATGATAGATTACATTTTAGAAGTTAAAAAAGCAGATAGTACTAAATATCCTTTATTTAAAGACTGTGGAGAAATACCACAAGTTAATAAAAGAGGTATAATATTTTATGATTAATGAGCTGGAGGCATAGAGATATATTAGAAGCAGAATTACACGAGCCTAAAGGCTTTACAACTGCTAACAATGGTGATAGTATTTGGAGAAATGAACAAGGTTTAAGTGAATGGACTGATAGAGAAGTTATACCTGCTGCACTTAATTTTGTAGATGCAAGTGTAGCACCACCAACTACAGGAACTGGTGATATTTACGTTCTTTCTTTAGGTGCTTCTATTCATGCAAATTGGGGAACTGTAGCTTTAAAAGATTGGGTACGTTATGATGGTGTATCATGGAATGTTATAACACCTAATAAGTCTATTTTATGTTATGATAAGACTGCAGACGTTTTAATGGTTTATGATGGTTCTGCATGGACTTCTGTAGCTGGTGGTGGAGGTGGTGGTAGTTCTATTTATACTGCTGATGGAACTTTAACAGGAGATAGAATACTTGATTTAGATGGTAATGATTTAACTTTTAAGAATGCAAGTTCTACTATTCCTTCTCTAACTTTAGAAAATACAAATACAGATCATACAGGTATTTTAATTAATAAATCAGGTTCATTAGTTGCAGGTGAAAAGGCTTCTATAGATTTTAATGTTAGTGGATCATTTTCTAGTAGAATAGAAAATATATATCATGGAACAAATGATATGAGCTTAACTTTTGGAACTTCATCTAATTTAGAAACTTTTAGAATTAGGAACGGAAAAATAATAGCTAGTGGTTTAGGTGTTTTAGGTGCTGAGGGAATTAGTCTACAAGATGATACTTTAGTTAAAGGTTCTGATGTTTTAAGTAGTACAAGTGGTTTTAAGGTTACTGATGTAAATAACCTTGTTTTTTTAGATATAAAAAATGATGGTAGTTTTACAATAGGGAAAGATGCGAATGATAATTCAACGAATTCAAATAAGAATAAAAACGTTGTTATTGGAAGAAATGCAAACATAACTGCTTCTAGTATATACTCGGCTATTGCTATAGGGCACAACGCTCAAGTATCTAAAAGTGTAGGGATAGCAATAGGAGAAAATGCTACATCTTCAGGGATTTACGGTGTAGCTATACAAGGTAGTGCGACTCAAAATCACAATGTTGCTATAGGTTTTGGTTCTTCAGCAACGGGAAACGATCACGCTTTGGCTATAATGCAAGGTGCAGTCGCTTCGGCTAATTCAGCGATAGCGATAGGTGAGGAATCGAAATCAACAGGGGTAGCAGGCTTAGGGGTTGGTTGGTATGCTCAAAGCACTAAACAATACAATATTTCTTTAGGGTCTTTTATAAACAATAATTTTAATAACAGTATAGTTTTAGGTAGTGGATCGGGTAATTCAACAGGCAACTGGCTTGAGTCAACATCAACAAATCAATTTACAGTAGGATTCAGGTCTGCAAGCCCTACTATGGTTATAGGTGCAACAACTGATAGTTATATAAAGTCAACGGGAAATTTAAGCCTTGAAACAGACACAACTGTAAAAGGCTCAGACACTTCAGCAAGTACAACAGGTTTTAAAGTTACTGATTCTACTAATGCAAGTTTATTAGAGGTAAAAAACAATGGAATAATTAACGCTTCTAATTTACCAACTTCATCAGCTGGTTTATCTAGTGGTGATATATGGAATAATTCAGGTGTTTTAAATATAGTATAAAAATAAAAAAATGATAACAATAACATTAAATGAAGAAAGTGGAATAACAGTAG